TACATCAGATTGAGTAAACAATCTAAAGATTTGAGTCAGTAGATTCTTTTCTTTTTGGTCTAACTCTTGCCAATCTTTTACATCGGTGTGTAGTGGTACTGACTCCGGCATCCAATGCATTTGATTCTGTAACACGTAGTAATCAAACATCCACGGGTTGTCAAAAGGTTTGTAGTAATCTCTTGTATCTAATAAACTCATCGGTTCTCCTTGTTAAATTTCTTAACTAAATATTTAAAATTTTCAATTACATATCCTGCGTAATCTTTTGTTTTTGAAAATGGGTCTTTATGTTCATCGCAATAATCTAACCACATTCTACTTGTAAAGCCCATAAACTTTTGGCTAAACACGTTATCAAATTCTGATTGTTTCATATTAATCCTTTGGTAAATAAACTATAACAGCCGAGTTACATTTAGGGCAACTTAAATTAGTTTCCATAATGTACTCATCATTTTCATCTTCTATGTCGTGGTCTCCACCCCATATTAATTGTGTTCCACAGTGCCAACAATCCATATCAACCCTCACAAGCTATACACTCAACGTCATCTAATTTAATACGCTGAACTTTAACGTTTACATTTTCTGCATTTCTAGCAGCATTAGTTCTAAAGTAATACAAAGACTTTAGTTTGTTCATACCATACCAATGTACATCATTAACGTACTGCATGTACTCATCGTGTACTTCCTGTGGCTCTGTAGCTGTAGGTATTGTAAAGAAAAGATTAACTGATTGTGCTTGACAAATAAACTCTTGTCGTTTAGATGCATGTTCTATAATCCATATCTGGTCTATCTCATTAGCAGTTTTAAATATTTCTTTTTCTTCGTCTGTAAAGACATGTCCCATGTGTTGTATTGAGCCTTCATTTGCTGCTATGTCTTTCCATACTAGCTCAAGTTCTTTTTTACTTAGTTCTTTATCTTGTAATAATTCTTCTAAGTATTTGTTTTTAACTTGGAACGAGCCTGAGAGAGTCTTGTGCGTATAAACGTTGGCACGATATGGCTCAATCGAAGGAGAAGTACCACCACATATGATACTAGAACTAGCGTTAGGAGCAACAGCGAGTAGATGAGCATTCCTCCTGCCACTACCACTGACATCAGGAGCTTCGCCCCTTTCGTCTGCAAGTCTTTCAGAAGCTTTGGTTGCCTGTGTTTTAAGGTATTTAAAAGCTTTATAATTGAAACCCGTAGCGAAGATACCTTCAAAAGGAATGTTGCGTGATTGGAGATACGAATGGAAGCCCATCGCACCGAGACCCAACGACCTTTCTCTATAAGCAGAGTAGGCAGATTTAGTAAAACCTCCTTTGCCCGGCTTAATATGTTTTTGAAATCTTTTAAAGTTTGCATTATATTCTCCTAAATTATCTGTGTCAACAGCGTTATCAATGTAATGTTGAAGAACGTTGTCAAGCATGGTTATTAAATCATCTATGAACACTGGATTTTCTGACCATTCATCATAGTATTCTAAGTTCACGCTAGACAAACAACATACTGCTGTTCTCTCTTCGTTAGTAGGTAAAGTAATCTCAGAACAAAGATTGCTCTGTTTGATTTCTAAACCTAAATCTTTCTGTTCTTTAGGTAACGCTTCATTACATGTATCTATGTTGACCATGTAAGGCTCACCTGTCTCTGCTCTAGCATTAATAATTTGCCACCATAAGTCTCTAGCATTTACAATCTTAGTAGGCTCATTAGTTTTAGGGTCTATCAATCTAAAGTCTGCATCTTCTTCAACAGCTTTTAAGAACTCATTAGTGATGTTAATACCGTTGTGAAGATTAAGATTCTTACGATTGATATCACCACCGGATTCTTTACGCATGTTGATGAACTCTTCAATCTCAGGGTGAGATATATCCATATAAGCTGCATAGCTTCCACGTCTTGTTGTGCCTTGATTGAAGGCTAACATTTGAGAGTCTACGACATGCATAAAGGGGATTGACCCAGTAGACTTACTACCGTGAGTAGTAGAAATACCATTACTCCTAATATCTCCCCAATATCCACCAATACCTCCACCTGAAGATGCCAACCAAATGTTCTCGTTATAATGAGCAGATAGCCCATCCCGACTATCAGGTACATAATTGAGGAAACAGCTAATAGGAAGCCCACGACTTGTTCCCCCGTTACTAAGTATAGGAGTGCTAAACATGAACCAACAATTGGAACTGTAGTGATAAAGTCTTTGAGCCAACTCAAAATCTGTGTGACCTTTGTAGGTTGCTCCGAAGACGGATGCTCTGGCAAATGCTTCTTGGGCGTGTGTTTCTTTGACTTCAATTTCCCCATCTTTATTTCTTTTCTCCCATAAGTATCTATCCTTGAGTGTGTCAAGGCTAAACTTATCTAATAGTTTTTCGTTACTGTAATTAATTTTGATACCAAGATATTCCTTGATACCTACTTTATCTTCAATCATCTTGAATGTCCTGTAAATGTATAGCTATTATAGCATAATGAATTATTTTAAGCAAGTCTTTTTGGTCATGTCCGTTCTTTTTTCCATACCTCATAGCATACTTTATAATATTACCCATACAAAATCCTTCACCATGTCCATTATCAAATATAACATCTGTTGCTTGATAATCTCCATAAGCATAATGTTGTTCATAAGTTTTATCTACATATCTTTGTATTTGTTTTATTGTTTCGCCTTCATTAAATTTATAATTCATCTGTTATCCACTCCTTCGGTAAAGTTTCTTCACTATACCATTTAAAATTATTTTTTTCAGCCCACTCAGCATGGGTTCTTTTGGTTCCGTCTTTTCTTTTTTTAGCTTGAGGCATCGGTGCATAAGGACTTAGAAATAAAAACACTAACTCAAACTCTCCTATCTGTTCTTCTAAAGCTTCTCTTATCCAAATATATTTACTGTACTCTGCGTAATCCCAAAACCTACCTTTAGCTTCTAATAATATTGTCTGACCATTAATAGTTTTAACAAAATCAGGCTCGTAATTGTGCTTAACTACGTATGGTATTTTTTCTGAATGATGATTCCACTTTTGTAAAACAGTAGAATGCAGGGTGTGTTCCCATTTAGAATCATATCCTTTTGGGACATTCTTTTCTGTTGGTCTTATCTTTCTTGGTTTTCTAAAGCCAACCATTATATTATATCTGAGTATTGAATTTTGTCAATAGGTTTAGACTTTAATTTACGTTTAATTAATTTGCCAAACCAACGTGGTGTGTAAGCTGAAATTAAAAATTTATTGTTCGCAAAAATATGAGTTTCAGTTGGCATATAATTTTGATAGTTTTTAACTGAAACTTTTTCTTTTTCTTCTTCTACAAGCATAGTTTTTAACCACTTGACAACAAAACCAACTGATTTTTTTCTGATTGCTTTAGATTTTCTTCCGTTCATCTGACTTCCTCCACGTTAGGTTCACTAACAATTTTTGTAAAATATACAGGTCCTTTTGCATAATTAAAAACACGTAAACCCTTCCCATCATTCGCATCTTTGTGGCACTCAAACTTATGAGGACACCACGAACATCCTCTCGCAACCTTCATATTACCTGCTTTACCTTCCGGTATAGGAGAGTAACAAAAATCAGGAGGAGTGTCTGAAGCAATAATATTTTTTACGTTTTTAATTTTAGATTTAATATTTGGCTTATCCATATCATCAGGAATAAACATTGTGAGCTCACCTGTTTCTTTATTCATAACGAGAAAGCCACCTGCATTAGTTTTTTCTGCAGCTTCGTATCCTGCCAACTGAGAAAGATATCCAAAGGCATCGTCTTCTGCTAATGTTCCTTCTTTAAACTTTTTAAATGCATAGCCTGAAGCAGTTTTAACATCAACAACTTCGCCATCTATCATGCAATCCATGTGTCCTTTGATGCCACTCACAGTTATTTCTTTTTGTTGTGACGTAAGTTTATGTCCTGATAGTTTAACAAAAAACAAAATTAATACTTCCAGTAAATGTCCATACAAAAATTTAATTTGAGTGCTCGGCTGTAACTTTTCTGTAGTATCCGATTTCGTATGGGTATCATACCAAAGTCTTCGTTCAGGTCTACCGACATTAGACATACGTAAAACAGGTTTGCCTTCTACGTTTTGTGGTGTAGCCCAATGTCTTAACGCATCAGTCATATCTTTACCAAATTCTTCAAACATTTCTTCTGAAATATTTAATTCGTTTCCCTCGGTAAGAGAATCTAATACGTTATAAATATCTTCGACTAAATTATTTAGTTTCTTTTTCATTGTCTGCCTCCTTAAAGGCTTTAATTACATCTGATGAAAATAGTTTTTGTAAATTTACAAGAAACATTCTACTTGCTTTATGGTCACCACCACTTACAGTTTTAAACGTATCAAGTTTATCCACAATAGTTCTAAGAACATCTGTTTTAAAAACAAGAGTACAAAATTCATTGTCTCCCACGCAAAGATTATGAAACCAATAGTCAGATTCAGTAGCTCTAATTCCCGAAGGCTTACCCCACGATTCATATTCAATGCATATGTTTCCAGACTTTTGCCATAAATCTTTTTCAGATTTAACTTCTATTTTTTTATTGGTTAGCATCTCAGCTATTTTTTCTTCACGTATTGTACCATATTCTAGGTCAATGTCAAACTTTTTTCTATCTTTTTTAGTGGGTTTCACTCCAATTTTCTCCTATCTTGTATTCACCATCCATAGGACAGCGAAGGTTATAATATTTACCAGCATCAATAAGACTTTCAACAGCAAGTTGTCCAACTCTATTAGCCTGACAAGCTCGTACTTCAATCTGCCACTCATCATGAATATTTCCAACAAATTTAAAATCTAAATTTGATTGTCTAAGTCTTTTATCAAGTATTACCAATCCTTTTTTCATAAGGATAGCACCTGCTCCTTGTAATAAAGTATTTAAAGCTGCATGTTTATGTCTTAAAAATATCTTACGACCATCTAATCCTTTAAGGAATTTTTTTTCTGCTGCGATATCAACTCTATTCTTAAGAGTTGCAAGTGCTGGTAAACTACTAAGAAAGCGTTCTCGCAAGAGTTTACCATCTGCTCTGCTTCCTTTAATGATGCTTCCAATCTTTTCATCTCCTGCCCCGTATATGAGTGCATAGATGAAAGTTTTTGCCTCATCTCTTGATTTAAGTCCAGCAAACGTTTGGTTAGCTGTGTGAATGTCTCCATTAATAATTTCATTAATATACTCCTCGTCAGCCATGTAGTGTGCTAACATTCTTAATTCTAAACCACTTGCATCTACACCTACAAGTTTGTATCCGTCTGGTACAGTCCAACAGGCTCGACATTCTTTACCATAGGGACTATATATAGCTGGAACTTGAGCCATGTTAGGGCTTCTGTGTGCCATCCGACCTGTAATAGCTCCTGTGCAAATTACAGAACCATGTACTCTTCCATCGTCTTTAAGTGCATCAATCCAAGACGAAACTTGAGCAGCTCTTTTTTGTAATAACAAAAATTCAGCAATTAAACTTGCCTCTTTAATGTGTTTAACCTTGTTAAGAGTTGATTCGTCAACTATTGGTTGACCTGTAGGTGTAAAATTCTTAGGCTTCCAACCAAAGTCTTTTAGATATTCCCCTATCTGTTGTCTAGAACCAAGATTAAATTCTTTTAATTCTTTTCTCATAAACACAGACACATCATTTGTTTTAACTCGTTCACTGTATTCTATTTCTGTTAAACCTGATTTAGAAAGAGTACCATCTTTTTTTAATTTTGGTTTTACTTCTTTAACATCTACCCATTTAGGTTTAAATGTTTCATGAACTTCTGTTTCGACTTCACTTTTTCTTTTATTTAATTTACTTAATAAAAGCATTGCTTCTTTTTCATCAAACAAAAATCCATTTTCATGTTGTGTTTGTAAGACATTTGTTGTTTCGTGCTCCAATAAAATTGAATCTTTTGAAAAACCAACACATTCTTTTTTTAAATAATTAAATAATTTTTTATTTATTTTAACATCTTTAATACAACGAGTAAGCATTTCCTCAGAGAACTGAGTCCAGTCTTCGTGTACTTGTTTTTGTACGCCTCCTAAACGATACCCCCATTTTTCAATACTGTGTCCTCCTTCTCTTACAGGATTAGAGAGTCTAGAAATTGTTAATGTATCTAAAACTTTATCAGTGTCATACAAATTAATATCGTATAATTTTTTAATTAAAGGAATGTCATACCCAATAATATTGTGACCGATTAGTTTATCGGCTGACTGTAAAAATTTTATTCCTTCTTTTATTTGGTCAGGTCTAAAAGAATAAACCTTATCGTGTTCATCAATAGCTACAATACACCAAATCGTGTCAGCTTCAAATAAAAAACCGTTAGCTTCAATGTCAAATACTAATTCCATATTACCTCCTAAAATGGAATGGCATCACTGTCATGTAATAACTCTGAATCCTCATACTCGTTCAATCTCCCAGTGTCTTTATTATACACTAAAGATGTAGCGTTGCCAACATCCCCTGTGTATCTAGACTTTAACACACGAAGATTAGTTGTTCTCGATTCTAAGTCATCATCCGATTGTTGATTTCTTTCGAGGGCAATCACGCAATCAGACAACTGAGCTATACTATTAGACCCTCTTAAATGAGAGAGACTTACAGTAATACCATTCTCATGTCCTTTGTTTCCTTCTACTCTTCTTAGATGCGAGACAAGGATAATTCCTGCACCTGTTTCTTCTACCATGCTACGTAATCTGTGCATGATGCTGTCAATTGCTTTACGTTCATCACCATCTAGCATTGAACTAACAAGCATGTGCAAATGGTCTACAACCACCCACTTACAATCACAACCCACAATCAGATAGCGTAGCTTTGCAAAGATTTCTTCGATATCATTAGCACCAAAGTGAGCATGAATAAATACTCTATCGTTTGCAAAAACTCGGTCAAACATATTTGTTAGCTGATTTTCTGTGTAACTATTACGAGTACTGTCAATGTATAGTTTATCATTTGCCTCAATAGAAAGTATACCATCCACTGTGCGTTTCCAATCTTCTTCCAAAGCAATGACTCCAACATTATCATTTGTTTCTTTTATTAGCCAATGTTCTAGCTCACGAGTAACACTAGACTTGCCCAGCCCTGTACCACCTGTCAGAGTTACAAGCTCACCTGCTCTTAGACCAAGAAGTTTTTTGTTTAATCCCTCCCACGGATACGGAACACTTTGTTTCTGCTCACGATTTAGAAACTCTTTTTGTTTATCAGCAACTCGAATAATTCCACTCGGTGTATAAACCTGTGCATCCCACCAAGCTCTTGTAAATTCTTGATGTCTGCCTTTGTTGAGCATATCATTCGGGTCTTTATATCCATTAGGAAGCGTAACAATTTTTGCTTTACCGGGCTTAATTATTGTTGCTACTTTTTTTGCAGCATCTTCTCCTGCTTTATCTTTGTCAAAACATATCACAACATTGTCAAAACTTTCTACATACTCAATGCTTTCTTTAATGTCTGTGACTGCTGAAGCAGCCCCACGTTTAATGGAAACAACTGCCCACTTACTGCCTAACAATTCATAGGTAGCCATAGCATCACATTCACCCTCGACAATTGTCAAGTATTTACCACCCTCTTTAAATAAATTTTGTCCGAATAATCCCGAGCCCTGTATTGTTCCTTCAAAAGAGAAACGTTTGTCTCGTATGTACCTAATCTTAGTAGCACACTGCTCATGATTTATATAAAATGGATACAGGTGCTGTGCTAATTGACCTGCCCCATCATAAACAACCCTGACACCAAACTTTTCTGCTGTCTCTTTGCTTATGTTTCTGTCTGTTAGTTTTGCAAAAATACCACCGTGAGCATTTAAAACTTTAGGTGTTGGTGTGGTTTTATTATAATTTTCTGTAGACATAACTGTTCCATTTGAATATTTAGGAAAAAAGGAATCACAACTAAAACATTTGGCTGAACCATCCTCGTTTATTGAACACGCATCAGTGCTCTTACATTCGGGGCAAGGCACATGATACTTTACAAATTTACTTTGATTCATAATTAATTCCTATAAAAAGAAAAGCCTCCCTAAAATAGAGAGGCTTTATTGGAGATAGATGTATCAATTAGGATTCGTCTGAATCTTCTTCGACAACATCGGTTGTAGGCTCAGACTCAACAATAGCTTCATCTCTACCTTTAAGCAACTCTTCTAAGTTAGCTCTATGAGTTCGACTTGCAAAGTCTAATGCCTCGATTACGACTTGTAGATTACCTACTTTTTGCACAATAACTGTAGCTTCTTGCTTTACAGCATCATCACTAATATTATTTACATCAAAGTTTGTAGTTCCATCGTCATTAGTAATAGTAATTATCATTAGAACTCCTCTCCATCACCGAATGGGTCTAACTCAGAGCCATCCTGTGATTTTAAAGATACTAAATCAAGTACCTGCATAGCTTGGAAATCCAAGCCTTTAAAGCTACCATATTTATTATCGGTTTCCCACTCGTTATACTGTACTTTAACAGTCGAGCCATTACCAACAATCGCATCCAATGGTTCTTTATTTTTGTCGAAAAGTTTTGGGGCATTTCTTACCATGCCATTTGGTCCATTAACTTTACGTTTTATTGTAAGTGCTCTACCAATAGGTGTTGCACCACCACTCTCATCTTTAACAGATAAGTCTTTTACTTTAAACCCACGAGCTTGAAACTCATTGGCAACATCTTCTCCCACGACTAAGTCAACTGTATACACAGGCTCAAACGTAGTGTTTGGTGTTGTTACTGATGCCCAATAGGCTTTTCCTTCTAATACTGCCATATAATCCTCCTTCGGTTTGGCGTTTTAATAAGTGCATTATACACTAATTAATCTCTAATGTCAATCAAAATATCTTCCATTGTTATAACAGGGTTCTCAAATAAAGTGACCAGGAATTTTTCTCCTTCCTTTTTTACTTCGTAAGTAGCCTTGTTATCATAGAAAGATTCATAGTTAGCTGAAACATAAGCTTCAAATCTTCTTAGTTCATCCCTATCAAAGATAGCTGTCTCTCCATCAGCCATCATCCTTTCGTATATATAATTCATGCAACCTCCTGTGTTGTCCACCATATAGGCTTAGTTCTATTGCGTTCCCATTTGGCATAGTGTTTTTCGTTAATGCAGTAATCACGATAAGCAATAATAGCATCCTCATTCTTGTACTCCTCAGGCATAGCCTGTGCTAGTGGTGTCAAACTTGTATGTGTAATATTGTCGGGCATCTTACTCAATGGTTCTTCTAGCTTCACAACACTTGCATGTTTCCTACCATATCTATACTCATACTCTGAACCTAATGCTAAGAAGTGTCGATACAACCATGAGTAGTTAGAGCTAGATTCTCTTGCCCATTTAGTACATGGGTGGTTCATGTATGCTTGTTTGTATAACCCATTAGCATCTGCATACTCGTCACCATCTAACAACCTGTGTGCTGTGCATAACATCTGTGCTGTTTCAAGTGGCATCTTGACTAACATCTTATCAGGCTGTGCTTCTGCTGATATGGTAGGACATTCATCAAAATAAAATATGTTCATTTGCCTTGCCCTCTATATTTTTTTAAGTTGGCTTTCTTATTCTTGTTCATAGTAGAGGTGCCAACATTACCTCTACCTTGACTTGTCTTCTTACCTCTGCCTTGTGTAGCAGAAGTATATGTACTCTTAGTCCACGTCTTCGCCATATCTATTCTCCTCTATGGTTGCTCTGCGTTTGTCTCTGTACTCTGTCACTCTCCGACCATCAGCATAGTCAACTGTTTGTTTATACCATAACCCATCTTTGTATCTGGTGTCAATACCTACAACTTGTTTAGCTTGTTTTTCTAATTCAAGTATCTCTCTTTGCTGTTCAACAGCTTTATAAAACTCAGTCATTTTGTCCCTCTCTTTCTTTTTTAAGTTCCATTAACTCATCCCAATTATAAAACTTCTTAGTCTCTGCATCCCAAAAGTTTCCACGTTGTACATTGGATGGTATACGTGGTTCAATCTTATCCGTATCAACCAAGTACATATACAAAGTTGTCATTGATAACAACAATACAACACCCACTACTGCTAACATAAATTCCATAAATAATCCTTTTTAAATAAAAAGATATATTGTATCATAAAAGTTTTCCTTAGTCAATAGACACATACTTAAAAGGTTTAACAGACATCATGTTTTCCATGAAAAATTGTCTGTAATCCCCATCATTATTAATGCAACCACCTACTAAGATTTCATCATCATGGTTGTATTTAATATCTGATACAGTCAATAGCATTCGTTGTTGGTGCTCACCTGTTTCAATCTTGTGATACTTAAACATTAAGCCATAGCCATTAAAGAATGCTTTGCCTACAGCTTTTTCTATCATTGTATATTCTTTATCCATCAGTTAGTTCCTCTAGTTTAGCTTCTAGTTCATCTAGTCTGCTTGTTAAATCGTCTACAATACTTTCATAATTGTTGAGTTCATTTTGTAATTCTGCTACATCAGATTGTAAAGTATCAATGTTAGATTCTGTATCATCTATTCGCCAAGATAAATCATCTATTTTATCTGTTGATTCTTGTACACCATCATAAAGTTCCTCGAACTTCCTATCCATTTCAACTTCAGCTATCTCTGCATCAGTTGCTTGTAAGTGTTTATTTATTGTCATTTTACCACCTCGATTATATCTTCAACATAAATGCTACCCATTTCGTCAAACATTCCTATGTCTGAACCTTTAACATCAACAAGTAAAGTTGTTTTAAAACCTCTTCCCTGCTTAATGCTTTCCATAGCTGTTGCTCTTGTTGGAACTCCTAATTGTTTTGTAATTAGTTTTGTTCCTTTTTTAATTGTTTCAAATCCTTCAATCATATTGCCCTCGCATTTATTAAATCAATTACAAAGCCTGAAGTATC